AATACAAATAGTTAATACTTTACCAACCCTAACACCAAGTAATATACCAAACTTTGAAAATGGGTTACCTTTACTAAGACCAGCTCAAGAAACAGCAATAAAACAAGAACAACCTGTAGTATCCTATGCTCCATCTGCACAGCAAATACCAGAAACTATACAAGAACAAAAACCAGAAATATTCGTTACTCAGCAACCAGTACTACCTGTTTTATTACCAGCATCGCCTACACAAACTATAGTTGAAACAACACAACAAATATCCCAACCTATAGTATCTTCAAATCAACCAATCATACAAAATATACCAGAACAGCCACAAATTCAACCAACAACTATTGCCAGTATTGCCCCTGTAATTAATGTTGAAGTGCAGCAAATGCCTAGCAACTTCTTAACCAACAAAGCTGATCCTATCAATGAACTAATTGAGCAAAAGATCAATACAAATACAGAACAAGGATCAGGTACAAAAACACAGACAGTAAAATTTAATGTTCAAGACAACGATGCAGCCGCAGGTGTTTCTATTAACACTATTGCTGTTACTCCTGTTGGGTTCAATGCTTATAACATAGCATTAACAGATGCAGCATTCTATGCGCCAAAAGAAATATACAGAAATCAGAAAGTAGTAGACAATGCAAGATTATTAAGACAGTTGGCAAGTGATAGGCTCCACCAGCAGATGGTGGATCAACAATACAGGAGATAACATGGAAAACTATAATTATTTGCCATTATTTCACATTATATTATTCGTAATTGGTTTAATGATTCTGGCAGCTTCTACCGGTAAAAAAGAAGAATAGGGGTTAAAATGACCGAAGAAATCAAAGACGTCAACAAAAAAATTGACGATGCTGAAGCAGCAGTTAAAAAGTATGCTAGCAAAGATACAGTTATTAGTATAGGCGGTTACGAATTTACGCCAGCTAAACTCATGGTAGCTTTTACTTTAGTTTCATCTATTTTGGGTGGTCTGTATGGTACCTTTGAGGTATACAAAGACTACATGGGCATGAAAAAGAAAATTGCCGAGTATGTTAGCCCAGATTTCTCAGAGTTTGATAAGCGACTGGCTGTCATAGAAGAAAACTCTGCCAAGACAGCCAAAGCAGTTCAGGAAGGAAGCGATAAAACTGCAGAATATACCCGTGATATTAAAAATGATTTGAAAGCAGATATTCGTCGCCTCGAGAAAACGGTTGAAGATGTAGAGCGTGGTAACAAAACTCAACAAAGAGAAATTGATAAGACTGTAGCCGAAGTAAAAACTGATGTAAGAAACATTCAAAAGCAAGCTGATGCATCAATTAATGCTGCTACTAAAGAAATGAATCGCATGGCAGCTGAAAATACTAAAGCTATTGCGGCGAATAATAAAGAAGTAGATGCTAAGTTAAAAGCATTAGATAAAAAGATTAATGAAGATCTGAAGAAAGCACTGGATAATCCTCTAGCAAATAAGTAAAGGTCGATATGGAAACATTAGCAGATGCATTAGGTAAGCTTTGGTTCTTGGGTGCGGGCGTAGTTGCGATTGCTGCATACGCAGTTACTCTTAAAACGCGCTTAGATTATTTGGAAAAGAATTATGACAAGCAGATTACTGCTTTATGGGATCAGATTAATAAAATAAACAAAGATAGATCATAACCGGAAACATAGCTATAAGCATCAGCAATACTCCCCATTCAGCTCTAGCTGTAAGTTCTCGTGTGATTGATTCTATATCTTCGGGCGCTAAATTTTTACGAACATCTGGATTTATTTCTGAGTTAGATGAAATATAGGAAATAAGTCCAGATATAAAAATTAATAGTGTAAAAAATATTAAGTATTTCATTATCTCATTCTATTATCGTCAATAAATTTTATTTGATCAACCAAAGCATCTGCATCGGTTTTATAATTTTGAAAATCTGTTTTGCTAATTGTTTTATTTAATTCTTCAATCAACCTTTGTGCATGACTATTATGCTGTGCTCTTGCAGCATATAACCATCTAAAGGCATTCTTTTTATCATTTATTTTAGTATAGTATTCGCCTAATTTAATCATGGCGTCTACATTACTTTTCATCGCCAAATCTTTTAGATCTTCAATTACGTTATTAATTTCAACAGTACTGCTAGTAGAATCATTGAATATCATTAGTGCATATCTTTGCTGTGCCTTGTCATCAACCTTGGCAGCAGTCTTAACAAAATCTAAAGCATGTGAATTATAATTCCATTTTTGCATTAGATCAGCTATAATTAATAATCTATCACTGTCTAATTTTCTACAAAATTCTGATAGTACTGCTGTGGCATAGGGAATTAGATCATTAGGTATTAGATTTTTTACTCCGAGATTGACTAATTCATCAACAGAACTTTTATCTTGTTTGGTAATTCTCCACATCAATACTCTAGTAGCAGGACCTAATTTACCATCTCTTTTCAATGACTGAGCATCATTTAAAGATTTATTTCTAGCTGCTTGGTCATTAATTACTGCCTTGATTAAATCCTGATTACTCTTAATGACTTCTTGATTCTTGTTATTTTGTTTGGGTGCTTTAAATAAATGAGGATTCGGCTCAGCCCCAGGTATAGCCACACTCCAGATTTCCATAGGATCTACATTTTTAAATTCCTGTATACCTCTGCTAACAAATTCTAAATCCTTCATTTTACCAGATACTAGTCTATACACAGTATCCGTCATAGTCACACCGCCGTAGTCAGCTAGACTCTCAGTGCGAGCAGCTAGATTAACAGCATCACCCATCAAATTAGTACCGTAAATCCATACTTCGCCCATGTGCATGCCAATACGCCAGCGCATACCATTGTTAAGTTTTTTAATTCTAGCTTGCATTTCAATACTAAAACGCACCGCATCAACTGCACTAGCAAATTCAATCAATACACTATCACCGCCAGTATTAAAAAGGCGACCTTTGCTTGAATCTATTAAGGGATCTATTACAGCGCGGCAAGCATCCAACTTTTGTAGGGTGCCTATCTCATCTTTTTGCATGAGAGCACTATAACCTATCACGTCAGAGCAGATTATTGTGGCTAGTTTTGTTTCCATTTTCTATAAATATATAAACACCTATTATTTATAAAGAAAAGATGATAGATTGGACAGATATCAATAAAGCACAGGTTGCAATGAGCACTGTGCTGTTAATTGTAGTAATATTTCTTATTTTATTGTTATGGATTTGGCATAGAAATAGTGAAAGTAATGTAGATTTAAAGGATTTGATATGCTCCAATGGCAAGATAGATGAAAAGAAATTCGTTAGATTCGGTGCTTGGATAGTAAGTACATGGGGATTCGTATATCTCATCGTAGAAGAAAGATTTAGCGAATGGTATTTCATGGGTTATATGGCAGCATGGGTTGGTAATGCAATTTTGGATAAATATATTAACAAACCAAAGGAGTTAACTGATGGCAGATCAGAAAAACCAAGAGTCAAAACCATTGACCAGATCGGAACGCGAAGCAAAGATTAAAGACAAGGCGGGATTCGTTATTGTCTTTTTGGCTGCTATTTTGGCAATAAATACTATGTTGGGTGGTAGTAATAGTAGCAAAATTATGAATAATACCATTCAGTCCAATAATATGTGGGCTTGGTATCAAGCAAAGAATGTCAGACAAGTTATTTATGAAATTTCTGCTATTGAAGCTAAACCAGAGAATGTAGAAAAATTTAAGTCTGAAGCCCAAAGAATGGCAGACGACAAGAAAGAAATAATGGAAAAAGCTAAAGCTCTTGAAGCAGAAAGAGATGAGGCAAAGAAGAAATCCCCCTGGTTCACATGGGGCGGCAGCATATTACAAATAGCAATTGTATTATTAACTGCAAGTATATTAGCAGTTAGTATGCCAATGTTTTATGTGAGTGGTATCGTTGGTGCAGTGGGGGCAGTATTAGTTAGTCAAGCTATTTGGATGTGGATACCTCTATAACGGAGCACACATGAAATTTTTAATTCCAATTACGATAGCATTGGTTCTTCTTGGATGTGATTCAAGATATAGATATCCTTGCCAAAATCCCGACAACTGGGATAAAGATTATTGTAAAAAACCATACTGCGAAGTATCTAGAGATTGCCCAGAACATATTTTTAAGGGGCAAGAAGGCGTTGCAAGTTATTCTGGACCTGCAAGAAATAGTTGTTCTGATTGTAAGGGTAAATAAATGAGTATAAAAGATTTGTTCAAAGAACCGGTAGTAGATAAACAGTTGCCTGTTAAAAAATCATCTGCGCCTGATAAAAAAGATTCTCATAATTCTGAAGTACGTTCAAAACCAGGCGAGAGATACACAGAAAATGAGCTTATGGTTCGACTTAAATTTATAATTGGATGTTGTCTTGCTTTTACACTCATTGGTATTGTTTTTACCGTACTCTATAGTATTATGTTTGTTACACAACCACTCAATGCTATCAGCCCAATCGACCAAAAATTCTTTGAACTTATTATCCCTGTGGCTACTTTCTTATGCGGTACTCTTAGCGGTATTATGCTAGCAGGCTCAGGTAAAGAAGCAGCAATGGCAGGTGCTGCTGCTCAAGCAAATGCAATGAATGGGCAAAAGAATGCAGGATTCAGTGGTGTGAAACCATTAGGAGCAGTATCAGTTTCTCCAGTAGGCCCAGCTAGAATGATGGACGATCCAATGCCCATGGCAGACCCAATGATGCCTGACCCGATGCCAGCACCAAGTGCTGCACCAGCAGGTGGACCAGTAGTTAAGAAACCTATAGTGAAGCCAGTAAGTGTATAATTCTATTTACGATTATTGGATAGCTACATGGATATGGGGCATCTACGCCCCATATATGTTATTTTCCGAGAATAAACAATGCCCATAGATTTTGGTTCTTTTAATTTCTTTCAGTCAGTAGAAGGGGGAGGTGTGGGGTCGGACCCCTCATTTTTTACATACTATGAAACTGGGTCCTCATTTGATACAGATAAAGGCCCCGATGGTTTTGCTACTAATGTCGGTGTTGGTGATCTATCTAGTGCAGATGAGAATGCCTCATTTTTTACATACTATGAAACTGGGTCCTCAGTTGCTACAGATCTAGGCAATTTTAATTCTGTAAACTCCATAGGCGAAGATGGTTTAGTTAGTAATAGTCAAGATTTAAATGTTGAATATACAATTACTTTTACTCCTTTTAAACTTACTAAAGCTGAAACTGTTAATGAAGTCAATTCAATAATTTCAGAATATCAAAACGCAATACTAGAAGTATTAGGAAAAACCACTAATGCGGATTTTGACAACGGAGAATTTGGAAATTTACATGGCAGTAGATGGCTTGATTTTGAAGATAGAATTTTATATGATAGTCAGGGAAGGCGAACTATAGATTATTTTGGCAGAAATTATCTACATCAACAATATAATGTATTAGAGGTAACCAGAACCTTAATAAATGATTACAATGCAATTTACAGTAAAGAATCCTCTAATTCTTTAGTCTGGTTTTCAAGAAGAGATGTGTCTAATACATTTGAAGAGTTTATTACCGGCGTCGGCTTAAATGATGCACAATTTAGTGAAAGAATTGATAACATAATGAAAGCAATCGGTGATTCTGAGTCTAGATTATTAGTTCCCGGTGGTCGATAACGAGTTATTCCATAGCAACAGAAGCACAGGAAGAATTTTTTGTAGGTGGAATCCAGGATCCATTTATACAAGGATCCAACCCGCTTGAAAATCCATTCACACCGATAACTTTTGATGGTGGGGGGCGGTAGCAGATTCAATGATGATATTTTTACATTTTTCAATGAGGTTTCACGGTTGCGGGTTCTAGATTCGAACTAGAGACTGAGGATTATGAGTCCTCTGTGATACCTTTTCACCAACCCGCGATAGTCTTATATTTATATGGTGCCCCCTCTTGGAATTGAACCAAGGACCCACCGGTTATGAGCCGGGCGCTGCTGACCTCTGAGCTAAAGGGGCATTATCTTGCACAACTGACTGCTACAGTCTCATCTCTTTCAGTATACGGATTTTTGACCGTAATAAAACATTGACTTGGATTAATAACTACTGGTTGCTGTGGAACAACTACTACTTCAGGTTGTTGAACAATCACCGGTACCGGCCTAGTTAACGCATAACCAATTACACCTCCAATAATAGCTGGGCCTACCCAACCATGATTATGATGCCAGTAGTGATGTCTATAACCAGGGTGTCCATGTGGGCCAGCAAATACTACTGGACTAGCAACAAGAAATAAACTTGCTATTAATTTTTTCATACGAATCTCCTCGACTTAGAATAATTATATAGTCGTTAGACTCAATTGTCAATATTTATTTGCCCTGTCCTCTGTATTTTTTATGTGATCTTTTAATGTGTTTATTCATAGTAGCAGTTTTACTACCATTTTGCCGAGTTCTTTTTTCTACACGGGTATGTTTTTGGCCATCTTTATTCATACTGTTTCCTCAAGTTCATTATCAATGCCTTTATTTTCAGTCCCTCGTTTATAGGACTCGTTGGTCAGATTTTTATCCTTATTTGTAATAGTTCTTTTATTACATTCAGAACAAAGTGAATAATAAAATCTGTGCTTGACAGGACCACCCACCCATTTATAGTTAGTTTCTATAATTTCAGAATACTGTACTAATTTATCCTGACATTGCTTTGGATTGCAAGTGGGCAGTCCAGTATCTGGGTCAAGATATACAACTGGACCGGGTGCGTGTTTTTTTGCCATATTATAGTTTGAAACCAGAAGCTAATTGAATACCCGAACCAAAGATTGAATTATATTGATTATATAGTTCTTCAACAGGTTCGCCCATATGAATTATATGATCTAATGACACTTCAATAACTGAATTCTTTAGATGTTGTGCATATGGAAACATACCCATAGTTGCCTTAGTAGGATCAGTGCGTGATGGCATTAGTTGTAATGCACATGGGTTTTTAATATCTAGAGTGGAATCCTCACCTACAATTTCACCAATCAATTCTTCACCGGTACTCAATTTTACAATTTTAATCACATCATTCTCCAATAATCACAAATATTTTATACATTCTTTTATATATGTCTGAACACGTTTATTAATTCTCATTTCTCTGCCCTCAATCATTGAATTAAGAACAGTACGAAAAACATTAATTACTTTACTCATAATAGTCCTTTGTGTTGTAGTTGTTTTTCTCTATATGAAAAATCAGCACGGTCAACACTTTGACTCAAGTAATGCTCTACATAACTTTGATATGAAATACTAAACCAGTTTCTGATTTTGTTCCACACCGACTTTTGTGAAGATGGTGTCGGTACACCACCTGGGGCTACTTGTGATAGCCCCATGGCGGTTAATGTTTGCATTATGCGGCCTTACTGTCCTCGACTAAAAACTGTTTATCAGCTTTTTTAGATTTTGCAGATGCATCTGCAACTTCAATTTTACGGGGCTTCTTGTGCTCAGGAATAATTCTCTCCAAGGCAATCTTTAGCATACCGTTAATCATTTCTGCATTATGGATTTCAATATGGTCATCTAATGCAAAAGTGCGAGTAAATGCACGATTAGCAATGCCTTTAAACAAGAAATTATCTTGATCGTCAGATGAAGCTCCACTGATTACTAGTTTGTTATCTTCAAGAGTAATCTCGATATCAGATTTACCAAAACCAGCAACAGCTAATTCTATAACATATTTGTTATTTTCTACCTTGCGGATATTGTATGGGGGATAGTTAGGAATATTTTTGGTCAAATCATCGTGTAGCTTAGCCATACGATTCCAATTATCATCAAAACCCACATAGAACTTATCCAAGTCCTTAAACATATCCAAAACGTTACGTGGTACTAGAGTCATTTTAGTTCTCCTATTAAGCGAGTTAAATTAAAAACCAACCCAAATGGCGTTGGCAGGCAGTTTTATAGGGTACCCAGCCTAGTTCCCATCCCGGATATTATTATTTATATACTAGTGATAAAAACTATTTAGTATTGTTGTCCCGCTAGAATTCGCCTAGCTACTGTCAAACCACCAACATTAGTAGCATTAGCATCTGATGCAAATGGGAATTTGTCTATGATGTTTGAGGTTGGCACACCACCACTATTATAACCACTAGCAGTTGATGATTGACCTGCTGAACCATATCTACCTTGAGTCAAATCACCTACATCAGTAGCATTTGCATCTGATGCAAATGGAAATTTGTCTATCACATTAGAATTAGGTGAAACAAATCCCCCACTAGAATATCCACTAGCGGTTGATGATTGCCCAGTTGGACCATATCTACTTTGTGTCAAACCACCAACATTAGTAGCATTAGCATCTGATGCAAATGGGAATTTGTCTATCACATTAGAATAACCGGGAGCATATCCTGCGCTAGAATATCCACTAGCGGTTGATGATTGCCCAGCAAGATAATATCTACCTTGTGTCAAACCACCAACATTAGTAGCATTAGCATCTGATGCAAATGGGAATTTGTCTATAATAGTTCTTCCCGATGGACTATTGCCCCCACTAGTATACCCACTAACAGTCGATGATTGTCCTGTAGGACCATAAACAGCTCGTGTCAAACCACCGACATTAGTAGCATTGGCATCTGATGCAAATGGAAATTTGTCTATTGTGCTAACATTGGGTGGGATATATCCTCCACTAGAATAACCACTTACAGTCGATGATTGTCCTGCGAGGCGCTGTCTAGCTTGTGTCAAAACACCGACATTAGTAGCATTGGCATCTGTTGCAAATGGGAATTTGTCTATCACATTAGAAGCAGCTGGAGTACCTCCCCCACTCGAATACCCGAAGTTGGATCCTTGAAAGACAGGAGGAGGAAGGGATATAATAAATCCACTATGATTAATTAAAGTTGCGTTAGTTAATCTTGTCATTTTTTTAGTATTGTTGTCCTGCTGCGGATCGTCTACCTACAGTCAAATCACCAACATCAGTAGCATTTCCATCTGATGCAAATGGAAATTTGTCTATAGTGTTAAGAAAAGGGTAATATCCTCCGCTAGTATAACCACTGGCAGTTGATGATTGACCCGCTGTATAATATCTAAGTTGTGTTAGAACACCAATACAAGTAGCATTAGCATCTGATGCAAATGGAAATTTATCTATCCTACTAGTACTACTGGGGGCATATCCACCACTAGTATATCCACTTACAGTCGATGATTGTCCTGCTGAGGCACACCTAGATACTGTCAAAACACCGACATTAGTAGCATTGGCATCTGATGCAAATGGAAATTTGTCTATAACATCTGAAAATGTCCCTCCACTAGTATAACCACTTACAGTTGATGATTGTCCCGTAACATAATATCTAGATACTGTCAAATCGCCAACATCAGTAGCATTAGCATCAGAGGAAAATGGAAATTTGTCTATTATATTACGAGCACCGGCATTATACCCTCCACTAGTATAACCACTAGTAGGTAATGATGACTGTCCTGTTGGACCACCTCTAGCTACTGTCAAATCACCAACATCAGTAGCATTTGCATTTGATGCAAATGGAAATTTGTCTATTACATTAGAACCTTGTCCTCCACTAGAATATCCACTAACAGATGATGATTGACCTGCTAACTCTCGCCTAGCTTGTGTCAAAGTGCCTACATTAGAAGCATTAGCATCAGATGCAAATGGGAATTTGTCTATTACATTGGTAGAACCTGGATTATTTCCTCCACTAGTATATCCGAAGTTAGATCCTTGAAATGGAATGGGGGGAGGAGGTTGCACATTAAAACATGCACCACTAATGTTTATACCTCTTATAGTTAATGGCATTTTTACCTCTGTTGTCCTGCTGCATAAACTCTAGCTTGTGTCAAAACACCAACATTAGTAGCATTAGCATCTGATGCAAACGGGAATTTATCAATTGTGGTACTGCCATTATATCCTCCACTAGAATAACCACTAGCAGATGATGATTGTCCCGTAACATAATATCTAGATACTGTCAAATCACCAACATCTGTAGCATTACCATCTGATGCAAATGGAAATTTATCAATTGTATTAAAAGTGTATAATCCACCACTAGTATAACCACTAACAGTAGATGATTGCCCAGCTGAACCAAGTCTAGCTACTGTCAAATCACCAACATCAGTAGCATTTGCATTGGTGGCAAATGGAAATTTGTCGATGACATTAGAAATAGCGGGAGCACATCCACCACTAGTATAACCACTAGCAGTCGATGATTGCCCTGCAGGGCCAGCTCTAGCTACTGTCAAATCACCAACATCAGTAGCATTTGCATTGGTGGCAAATGGGAATTTGTCTATTGTATTAGTTAAAGATGGAGATGGAGCACTTCCACCACTAGTATAACCACTAACAGTAGATGATTGCCCAGCTGAACCATATCTAACTTGTGTCAAATCACCAACATCTGTAGCATTACCATCTGATGCAAATGGGAATTTGTCTATTGTATTATTAACAGGTGGATATCCTCCACTAGAATATCCACTTACAGTTGATGATTGCCCTGCTGGAGCAGTTCTGGCCTGTGACAAATCACCGACATCAGTAGCATTGGCATTAGATGCAAATGGGAATTTGTCTATTACATTGGTAGCAGCAGGTGTTGCACCTCCACTTGTATATCCACAGTAAAATCCAAAAGAATTAGTACTGTCCAGCCGAGAGGATCGAATGCAAGCATTACATATGGTAATGTTACGAAAGTCTAATGTCATCTAATCCCATTTCCTTTCTGATTTTAGTGGCAGAAATAGAATGTATTTTATCATCAAAAACTTCTTGTTCAATCTTATAACCAACATCTCTGCCATATGTAATATTTATTATATTTGGCACTAAAAGTATTTCGTATTGCCCTTGATATAAAGGATCAAGATCACGCTTAATAAAATTCTTTACTTGCTCAAAATTGAAAGGATTGCTACCATTCCAACCTTGACAGTCTCTAATCATAATAACTACTTGACCAGATTTGGCTAATGCTCTTTCAAATAATGCTCTATGACCCTCATGCCAGGGTTGCCATCTTCCAAGCATTTGAACAGTTTCTTTGCGCCAATCAAATACATGTCGTCTTTTGCCTTGTAAAATATATGAAGCAACAAATTCTACCCATTTTTCAGCATTTTGTTCTGTTATTCGAAAATCATATACGTCAGGTGATACAAATATTTTGTTAGTATCTTCGAATCTTCCCTTATCAATAGTATCAAGCCAAATAGTCCAATCAGCTTTGAAATTATTTCTCATTTCAGGCAAAGGAGCTACGAAATCACATATAACGTAATCGCCCTTACATTTCATAGCAAATTCAAACATTCTGATACTTTGACGTATTCTACCTTCGTGAGAAAAATCCCAATCATTAAATCGTCGTCGTATTTCATCAGCATTAAACCAATCAACCCTACAAGCTAAATTTGGAAAAGCAACATCCCCTTCTATAGAAGAAAATGATTTCTCTCCATGAATTTCCAAATATTTCTTTAGTCTTTCAGCAAAGTATGTTTTACCAGATCCGGGTAAGCCCATAATAAGAATTTTTTGCATTTAATCCACCAATTGTTTTCGTTTACCAATGTTATATTTTGTTTGTAAGTCCCAGTCGTTTTTTTCTTTGAACGATATAATTTTAATTTGAGATAATGGAGCAATATCATTATGTAGATATGCATCTATGATACTTACTAATCCCCAATCTACTAATAATTTAGCAATAGTATTTCTACGTTGTATATCATTATCAGTTAGATCAGCTTGCTTTCCATCTAAAGCAAACAATTCTTTAAAGTGTACTATAAAGTATCTTCCTTGTTTATGTAAAATATGACAAGATTGATATAATACTTTATCTTTTCTAGAAGCAACCCCAATTCTAGTTAAAGTTTCTCTTACTTTTAGAAAATCATCTGGTTGAACTAAGTTTACTTCTAAAGGATTATATCCGGGGAAGTCAATTTTAAAAAATTCATCTGCCATTACGTCCACCTTTTATTAGTTTTCTTTTAAGGTCATTAATCATTTCATTATTAAGGAGAGGAAGGACTTGGCGGGCTTTATCCGTGCTATAGCCATAGTATTCTTTAATTACTTCCATCGCCTCAATTTTATCAGGCTTGATCCACTTATTGAATCTTTTTTTAGCCTTAATTATATTTATTAGAAATGAATTTTGTAAAGATTTATCTAAATGTGGGCGGGCATTCATTTCATTCGCAGGTATGATAGTATCGTACCCATATGACAATCCTCTATTAATTATATAAGAATTGTATTGTTTTTCTGACCAATCATCTACAATAAGATTTTCTTTGGAATGATGTATAGCATTTATAAAATCAAAAGGTGATATAGCAGGAGCTTTATATGGTTCTTCCACAACCTCTGCTTTAGGGGTTTCATTGAATAACGTCGTCATTAAATTCCACCCAATTCTTAGCAAAGTAATCAGCCATACCAAATGTATGGCAAAACTTCTCATGTTGGATTTCAAAGTAAGAATCAATAAAGACTACTCTATATTCGGTGCCTCTTTCAGTAACAAAGGCACATCTACCATTCTTTATATATTCTACTAGTTTCATTTGAACTCCACTGCTGCCATGATCTCAGTCAAACATGCCACAAGATTAATTTCCTGATCCGCGACAAATGCTGCTTTGTACTGATAATCTGCAAGCAAAAGGATTAGCTGCGGGACCTGTAATACTTGATCTACAAGTTGATCATATATCTTCCTGAAGATTGCTGTTGATTCTTGATCTGAATTATTTACAACCCAAGACCTCATCTTTTTCCAATCTTTATCTTTTAAGGATAATACAAGATCGTTGAAGCTTGCATCTGAAATATTAACCAGAATACCCTCATCAATTTTACCTGCAACTGAGTACCTCTGTAGTTCATTTAGAATGCGACGATAATCAGGAAAATACTTCATCAGTAATGTAGCAACCACCTTCTCATCATATGCTATATTTTCATTTTCAAGAATAAACTTAAGTCGCTTCAAGAACTTAGCAGCGATCTTCGGTTTATCTTCCTTAGTCAGTTTAAATTCGACTACTGCACATCTTGAATGTAGAGGTGCAATGATTCTATTCTTAAAGTTACAAGTAAAAATGAATCTGCAATTAGATGAGAATTCCTCAATGAATGCTCTTAATGCTGGCTGAGTACTATTAGGATTTAGATAGTCTGCCTCGTCTAGAATCACTACTTTAGTCTTGCCACTAAAGGATACACTTGAAGCAAACTGTTTAATTTTTGTTCTAAGTACATCAATACCAGATTCTTCCGAACCGTTAATAATGATATAATCAGTTTCTAATTGTTCACATAAAGCTCTTGCAACTGTAGTTTTGCCTACACCCGCAGAGCCACACAATAACATATTTTGAATCTCCCCTTTATCAAGAAAGACCTGAAAAAAGTCTTTTTGATCTTGAGGGAGAATGCTATCATCTAGATTACGAGGACGATACTTCTCAACCCACAAAAACTGCTCATCACGAATATCCATAATAACTCCAATAATTTAATAGTAACAGTTAAGACTCATCCCCCCAGAATCTTTTCTTATCCAAAAACCCGAGTTGCTCTATCAAAAGAATAATTTCCCATGCTCTAGGAACATAGTACTCCCATTGATCTTGAATACCACATTCTCGTTCACTTATAATGCGAGCAACATACTTGATGTTTTTATCGCCCTTAGTCATACTACTGAATCTGGTTCCATAGCAACAAAATACTCAATAGATTTTGTCTCGTGTTTAAAATGGAAGAATTTCTTCTTACTAATAGTAACAGTATACGCGTCAGGAATAAGTTTAAAATTTTCAACCGCCATATGGCATTCAAAATCTGCAATACCAGGACCAATAGTTTTATTATAAGTATTGGCGGTATCGTTTTTCTTATCTCCTACTGATAAGACAACTTCTTGATTACTACACGTAATAGAAATTGTAGGTGCTGCAGTAATTGCAGCTGCTTTCATAATCATATTTACATCTTCAGCCGTAAGCTTAAACTGAAAATGATTATCAAGTTCAATACTTTTATCTGGTGCTGCAACAATAACATTGGCATTGGAATAAAAATATTCGAACTTGCCGCCATCTTTTGAAATGGTTAATGACTTCTCACCGAACTCCACATTCTGTTGATCCATTAGAGTCAATAGAGCAAGCAAAGAGTTTAGATCATAGATTGGTACTTCTACAGGAAAATCTTCACTAACAGAAGCCTTCGCAAAGATATTCTTTGCAGTGCTAATGGTTGAGATTGTTTTGCCTTTTCTGATAAGAATATTACTATTAATACTCGCAAAATTCTTTAGAATTTGAATTGTTTCATTACTAAATTGCATCTTTTACCTCACTTAGTTTTGTTTCAAGATCATGTACATACAACATTATTAAAGCATAGTGTAACACCTTCAGTATATCCTTCCTATTCCTTCCCTCTTTTTTCCCATATCTTTGGGCATACTTAATTATATTACCAACAGTATGACCAATACCATGACCATTGTCAATAATGAATTCTGTAGTCTGAATCTTTCCTTGGGCATAGTGTTGGCTATAAGTTATATCGACATAATTTTTAAGTTGTTCTAATAATTCGCCTTCGTTATATTTGTATTGTATCTTATTAGTATTCATAATTATTCCAATATTTGATAATCAATTACTTTAGGTGGGGGAATAAAAGTAATTTGCAAATCAGATGATATTTCATTATTAATTGTTTCTAACAATACTTGAATTATACTTGGGTCATACTCATGTTCCTTCACCTGTTCATTTACTAATTCTTCTTCATTCACTTTATCCGCTAGGTTATCAACGTGTTTATTTTTGATAGCTACAAATTGATTTAAAATATCATTATGACTTAATACATTTTGTCTTTTAAGAGCATTTTCAAGATGGAATAGAGCTTCATTAAAATCAGTTTCCGATCTATCTGTCCAGGGATCATCTCTTAAAATTTCATTCATATGATTAAAATAAAAATCTATTCTTATATCATCAGGAATGGAAACATCAAAATTGTTTGCCTTCAATACTTGAATATGATTATCTAACCCCAAATTAAAATGCGTAATTGCTTTTACAGGCGAAAATGTAAGATATTCTGCAAGATAATCCCAGTTAAATCTGTTCTTTTTCTCAGCAGCTGATCTTTTTTCGCCATAATAATTACGCATTAATGAAGAATCTTGCGGATGATTACCACCTATCAATACTAAAGGCAAATCTATTGAATATAGATGTTTTGTATAGAACATCAATCCTAAAAAAGAAACATCTGAAAATTGACCGAAGTATAAATCACCTTGTTTCTTTACTGTTCTTTCTATTAACCCCCTTGTCACAACTGTGCCAGAGGGATGACCAGATACTTTCAGAGTAGATTTTTTCTCTTCGCCTAAACCCCATATTGAAAAGTAAGATAATGCAACTTCTCTTGCCGAGTGTCCTGTTACGTTACCAGTATAAAATTCTTTGTCGTCACAATTTTTTGATATATTATAATTTGTCAAATCTAAATTAGCTGTGCCGAGAGATAATAATTCTATATTAGGATTTTCTGTAAATACTTTTTCTATAACTGATGTAGTGATAGGTAGTAAAAAATCATCATCAGCAAAAAAAGGCATTATAATTTGACCAGATGCAATTTTCAATCCAGCACTTAATTGTAGATTAATAAGCTTTTTATTAATTCGTAAAGTAGTTATAGGAAAACTTAAATTACTAATTATATCTTGTGAAATAGAATCGTTGCTACCATTGTCAATAAGTATAACTTCAAAATTTTTACTAACCTGTTTTTCTAAACTTTCTAAAACCAGTCCACCCAACACAGGTCTATTATAGTTTAACATTACAATAGAAATTAATGGTTTCTTCATACTATTTTGTCCAAGGATAGGGGTGTCCATATTTTTCTTTCATAAATTCGTTTCCTCGAATAAAAAATTCTGGTCTAACTGAATCTGCTCTGTTTCCTGCTCTATAATTAACAGTATATTCTCCAGAAACAGAACAATTAATTTTATTAAATCTTAATGTATCTGTCAATAGTCTATCGACTTCAGGTTGATCATTTGGATGTCTTGCACGTCTATACCACAACGGAGATACTTGTAAAGCTAATCTTCTGGGTAAAAAGAAACAATTGACATCTACGAAATAGTCATTGAGAACAGATGGCCAATTACCTAAACTTTCACAATCGTCATTACAAATATAATTACCATTCATATCTGTAATTTTTCTCAATGAACACGCCCACCCATCATTAACACAGTTCAGAAGACTTTCTACATGATTGGGTTCTAACCAATTGTCCTCATCCAAGTAAATGATGTAATCACCTTTAGCAAAATAAGTACAACCTCCGTATATTCTATGCCCGTTATATTGTTCTGTTCCAGTCGCATAAGGTAATACAACAACATCGTTACTATCAATTAAATATTGTTTGGCTTTGTCTAAATGATGTTTACCATCTACTACTATAAGATGCTGCACATTTGTATGAGTTTGATTAGCAACAGATTCAATATTTTTTTCTAAATATTCTGTTCCAGTAGTTGCAGTAATAATACTAACTAAACTCATTATGTTTTATTCCTTGCGATATAGTGCATATCGCCTTTGCCAGAAGGCACGCAATCAAAATATTTTGCCTCATATTCTGACATTATACCTTGAATGGCTCTACCATTTCTAGTAATACAATGATGAGAACCATGTAGACAATAGAATTCATGTATGGTTTTAACTTTAGATGGCTCGCTGAATACTTTTAAACAAATGCCATGCATCGGAGCATCGCCCCATCTGTTTATTAAAAAATTTTTATCTTCGGTAACATTGTCTAAAAAAGCTTTTACTTTATTAGATTTGAAAAAATTTACATTTGCTGCATATAGATTAGTATAAGGGATCCAAAGAACAGTTTGGTCATAATCACTTTCTTTCCATAAACCATCCAAATACTTGGATATACCTTTAGGCAAAGTTTCATTTGTTAAATCATGATACTCATGCATAAATCTAGAAGGCATGTAATCTAAATTATTAGAATCCATGTATTCAAATATATTATAATTTAAAGGTCCCATCATTACATCTTCATCTATTCTAAGAATATAATCATAGTTAGTAACATATTTCCAAATTTTAGATGAATGGAATCTACACATTAATCTATAACCAAGATGAAATCTATTATCTTTAACTTCAGAAAAATCAATAGCATTTGGCCATAAAAAATCTGGTTGTATATTAATAAATTCTACATGATTATTCTTTTCATTAGACAAGATAAATTTTTGATGCAAATCAGGTATATTACCCTCATGTAAAATTAAAAGAGGATACTGCGCATTTAAATTTTTA